CAATTTCGTCGTCCGCTGGGCCTTCAGGCTCGTCTTTAACCTCTTCGGCTATTGCCGAGTACTCTGCGTCCACAGCGTCCGGTAGCTTAGCCAGCAATTCATATACGCTGGCACTAGCTCGCGCCGACACGACACCTTCCCAGGTGGGAGCGTGCAATGCCCGCTTCTTGAAAATCTCGGTATTCGCGTTCGCCCATTCAACCAAAACTTTCCAGCCCGGCAGGAGGAATACATCCTCAAGGGCGTTATAGCGATCACGTTCCGCCTCTGGCAGTGCTGCCAGGGCTTCTTGACTCAACATAGCTTACTCTCCCGTGGGTTTACGTTGTCGTCGGCCCATTTCCGCTATGCGCGCTTCTAACATGCGAGACTGAAGTTCCAGTCTCTGCAGCGCGATTCTGTTCTGCTCGCGGAATTGGTCTATCTCTTCGGCCTGCAGGCCAATGCGCTGCTGTTCCTGACGTGCGTCAACAACGCTAAGCGCCCCTTCCTGCTTCTCAGACTCAGCCTCGGCCAGCAGCTTGCGTATCTCGGCAATCGTCTTCTGGTTCTTGAGCAGAATGCCTTCAGCGTCTGCGATAGCCGCCTCAAACTGCATGTCTTCCAGTGCCTGCTGCCTCTGCTGCTGCTCAGGAGGCGGCGGGGCCATCGCCGCAGCAATGGCATCCACAATCATGCCCTTGTTAGATAGTGAGCTATTGTCCACAATCCCCTGAGTAATCGCCATGGCTACGCCAGGCACTTGCTCAGGCAACATGCCTAGCACCTGAGTTAGCTGCATGTTCTCAACTTCTCGCGCCACGATGCCTAGCGTTGCCTTGACCACAAAGTCGTAGTCGCGAGGATAGCGCTGCGGATCGAATTGCATGTAGCGCCACAGCGATTTTGTAATAAACGGCTGCAACAACTTGCGGTCCAGCTGGCGCACTGCGCGCTTAGCACGCTTAACGAATGCGCCCATCAGGCCGCTGTTCGTTGAGGCGGCGTTACTGCCACTCTGAGACTGCGCGCTCAGAGGGGTGGCGGTGTCGAACGCACCAGTAGCCATCTGCACCATCCGCTCCATCTCTTGCGTCTGATTGAAGGTAGCAGCGTTTAGGTCGCCTAGCGAGAACGGGAACACTACTTCAGACGGATTGCCCTGCGTAAGCCAGACTTTGCCTGGCTTGACTTCCATTCGGAAGCCTCGTGGCATACGGCCTGCATCCACTCCAACCATAGGAGCGCTAATGAAGCCCAGAGCGTCCTGACGCGCCCTAAGTTCCGCGTCCAGCGCTTTCTGTGGGTTGAATCCCTTCTCGCCGACGCCTCTACCCCAGAAACGGCCAGGCACCTTCTCGAACTGCCAGGCGATGATGCTCCTATCCTTCATAACGAACGGGATCTGCATAGCGCGCAACAGAACGCCCTTGTTGGCTATAGTGACGATAGCCTCAACCAGAGGACCATCACCATCGGGCTCTTCGCTGTCAAGCAGCTCGTCAAGCGGCGTTGAGGTGCGGTTGGCCTGCTCCAGCAGACGCAGAGGAACCTTGCCGTGGTACTCTATGACATCTACTGATTCTGCATCGCCAGGAGCAAGGACTGCGTTAGGGTCCTTGGGATCAACAACTGTCTCGGCAGTCCGAAACACGCCACGTACGTCTGGACGCGCCGACTTTAGATACACCCCCTGCTCGATTTTCTCCAGGATGGCGTGCAATGGGCGCGACTGTCTGTGTGCGCAACCAAGCATTTCTTCAATGTTCTTTCCTGCCGGGTCTGGGATGAATTCATCAGGGCGGATAGAGTAAGCGCAGACGTATACGCGCTTCGTAGACTGAGCCTCAAGAGCGCCTGTATCAGTGTTGCGCTGCGGAGCGTATTCGTCGGTCAGCTCAACGCCTAGCTTGATTATTCCAGTACCGAAAATTGCTGCGTTCATGGCCGCCTCAGTCACGGCGCTCTGAATGTCAGCCTTCTCGAAGTCCTCAAGCAGTCGGTCGCGAGTAGAGATGGCGTCGCGCTTCTCCTGATCGGCCAGGTCATCGGCGATATCGAACCAGACTTCCTTGGAGAAGACGCTTTCCTCTATCTCGGCAACAGTAGCTTCTATTGCCTGCGATAGAGCAGGCGCGATAAGACGGGAGCGCTCTGACTTGCGGTTCTTGTCTTCCGCATCCCATTCGCCGCGCCACAAGCGCCAATACTGCTGCCAGCGCTTATGATTACCGCGATCGCGAATATCTTCCCAGGGCGTTATGCGACCAACAATCCAGGACACTAGCTCTGCACCAGTATCGTTGGTCTGAGTCTTGGCGCTAGTTCCGCTGATAAGGACTTCTACGCCTTGTGTTGCGATTTCCGCCATAGATTACTCAGTATCCGCTGTCCAGATCAAGCGGCGCCCACTCCTCCACGTCCTCAGAGTTTACATAGCTAATTGACGCCATCTGATCTACATACGAGACCGCGTCCAGGGCGTCGTCATGGGCCAGGGGATCTGGGAAGTCTGAGACTTGATCCAAGAAATAGGAGTTCCAGTCGCCTTTGAGCAGCTTGATCTTGTCGCGCTCAGAGCGCCCTTGCAGTGCCCAAGAAATGCGGTCAGCTTTCTTGGTATTGTTGTGCGCTAGCGGTTCCGGCGTGATATAGCGGCTAAACTCGCGCATGTAGTCGTTCAGGTATGGGCCAATCGCGTTTGCGAGCGCACCCTTCTCGATACCTAGGCGGCATCCAGGGTACTTGGCGCAGGTACGCACGATGCGTAGGGCAGTTTCTCGTACATCCCAGTGCCCGTGCTGCACTTCCACCACATACCAGGAATCACGATTAACGTAGGTGATGGCGATAACGGACTCGTCTGTGCGCAGCATCTTGTTGCCTTCCTGCTTCTTGAAGCCTGCAAGGTCAACGGTTACGTAGAAATGCCCGTCTTCGGCGCTGATTACGTAATTGCTGCCGTCGCGGTTTATGCCTATGCCAGGCATCTCAGGGATAACCGCGAAATTATCAGGGCGCAATACGCGCCCGCCACCTGAAATAAAGCTGGCTTCAATTTCCTGGCGGATTACATCAACTGGCCGGTTATCCGACTCCATCATGCGCTTTAATTCGCGCTCGTTCAGGAACGGATTATCCAGCGATTTGAAGTGGAAGGCTTCGTACTCAGGGTACGGCTCGGTCTCGGGGTTATACCTATAGCTCAGGGCCTTCATAAAGAGCTGGTAGAAGTGATTCTTGCCTTTTGGAGTATTATGGGAAATTAAACCATTAGAGAAGTATGAATGAGTATCTGGAATACAAAAATCAAAGGTCTCGGCTTCTCCGTCTCTAATTTCTAGCACTTCATCGGCAATGAGCTTTTTGTCGTACCTGCCAGTAGTATCTACGCGATCAAGAGTCGTTCTTGTAATCTTATTTACCCTAGACAAGTACCCATCAGTTCCGGTCAACTTACCGAAATCTTCTCTGTCAAACCAATACTGATGGCCGGTGCCGTATTCCCATGCCTCAGTACGCATCTGCTTCCTGCGAAGTCTAAATCCTACATTTCTAGCAAATGTAACAGCAGAATCTCCATCCAAAGAGATTCTGTGCACCAAAGACGGTACTTTAACTCGTTCTGTAGGAGGCGTAACATGCTTACTTCTCGCAGCTCTCATTCCAAGATTGAGAAGTAAAATCTGGAGCTGCTTAGACAGCTTGTGGCTTGACGTAGTACACGCAACAGCCTTTTTGTGCTTATGGGCTGTGCCGTCTCCATCAAAGTACCCAGACAAAAGAGATTGTAGATTTTCTTTTGCTAGTCTCAAGCACCGATCAGATAGAGCCTTATTAGGGGCACGTACTTTTCCAGCATCCGGATACCACTCTCTCAGAGAAGAAAAGAATTCCTTACTATTAAGGCGAGAATGAAATTTATCATAACGGCTAAATCCGTATGTAGAAGCCAGCCATTCGTGGATTTCGTCATCACCGGACGATATAATCACTCTATATCTATCTGACTCTGCGCATCCCTCCGCGAGATATAAGCCCAAAAAATAGGCCCAATCATCAGAGGTCTTTTCGTTTCCATACACTTGCTGGTCATACTGAATATAAAGTTTATCCCCTATACTCAAACTATCTAGCCTTCTCCATCCGTCAGGAGTCCAGATTTTGTGATTAGGTGTGGCCTCTAATTCTAGTCCTGCTTTTGTTATCAACTTTTTAGTAGGGAGTTTCGGATTTCCGTATCTATTCTCTGCTTTGTGCCATCCTCCTAGGCCATACAGATTTTTATTCTCATATGTATATCCTTCAGGGGATTTTCCGATCTCTTCTAGGCCCTGCTCACCTAAAATTAGGGTATCCTCGGTAACGCAGCCGATGAAGAGCGCAGATCCTTCTACATCCATCAAGGCAGGCTCTATAATCTCGCTCCAGACATTCGGCTTCATGTCCGCGTACTCGTCTAGAACTACGTAGGATAGCCCTAGCCCTCGCAAGCTATCCGGATTATCCGCCCCCTTGATGTAGAGCCGGCGATGGTTAACCAGCTCTATCCAGCCGTCATTGGTGTTTTCGTTGACGATCAGCCCTCCGTTCTTCTCGTAGCCTAGCTGCGTGCGCAGCTTAGGCCACATGACGCGCTTGGCTTGATCGAAGGTTGGAGCTATGTAGTAAACTCCGTGCTCGATGGACAGCTTATAGTCGCGGTCGTTCTCTGGCCGCAACGTTTCTATCCCAAGCGTAGCAGCAGCTAGATAGGATTTCCCAAAACGACGACCCGCTGCAACTACTTTGAATCGGGCAGGCGAATTGTGAATAGCTGCTTGCCCAGGATGCAGGGCAACTACAAACTCCGACACAAGCTTACCTTACTCGATGGCAGC